ACATTAAACGGTGCGAAAATGGGTTTATTCTCTAACGTTCCATCTACAAAATCTCCCCCTATTTCTTGTTTGTATTCTCCTATAACATGACCTAAAAGGTCTTGCTGTTTGGTGTTTATGTTTGTCTTGTCCTCTGAATCTCGATAATGTATAAACTGCTTTTTTAAACTATCCGTACTTGTAATCTCACGACTTTGGGAAAGGTCTAACTTCTGCGTCCAGTCTTTATGATTTCCCTTGTCTAAATAATCTTGCCACGGTTCTATCGTTAACCGCATTGGGTTATCGGGGTCGCATACTATACACAAATTAAACCTTTCTACTATGTCGCGTATGAAATCCGTTTGTAATATGTCAGGCATATTGTAGGGAATACTTGCGTACCCGTTTACTAAATTACTGGCTTGAACAATGAAAGAAGTTCCTTTAGACATTAGTTTTAATGTTCCTCCCGTACCTAAAACGTTAACTGTTACATAAACGCTTAAAGTATTACCCGCTACTAAATCTCCCCCCCAATCTACGATAATATCAGTTAAAGTTGTAATTCCCCCACTTGTTCCAGGTAGACCTTGCTCTACGGAATTATCTATTCCTAACCCAGTAAACCACGAACCCCCTGCCACCGTTACTTTAACCGAAGCACCCTCACCGATTATACAGTTGGTACTATCAAAACTTGCGGTCATATTACCAAAATAAGTTCCGTTATCGGGTGCGGTAAAAGTGTAAAGCGTTGTGTTATAGTGATTCCCCTGGTCATAAAATGCCGAAGGGTTAGGGGGAGTTCCTAACCCAACCCCAGAGTCTTGGTTTAAAGCAAGTATTGTAGCAGCATCCCCCGCTGCCGTTCCCGCACTCGTCCACGTTTGAATAGTAGTCGCATCATTTTTACCCGCTAAAACCCCTTGTACTCCCCTCGTTGCAAGAACTTCCCTATCTGAACCGAGTGTCATAAACAACTTTGTAAAAGCGGGAGTGTCTAAAAACGGACTGGAAGCTGCATCGATGGAATATCCCGCTTTATTAATTATCTTTTCAAATAAGTGCTTGATATTAAAAGAAGGCTTTAACTGATACGGCTGCAAGAAATTGGCTACCGCAAACCCCCCTAAGCCAGTAGAGTTAGATTCATAGTTAATAAAGTTATAATCTCCACAAAGGCCGTAATCAATAATCGGAAACATAACTATCCCCGCACCTACCGTTCCTTCGGTAACGTCTTGTGTTAAATCAAACGAACTTTTTATGTTTTCGTCCGATAAAAAAACGTCATAGCTTTGCACTATGTTTCCCAAAATATCTTTGAAGGCATCAATTAATTTTAGGTCGGCAACATCTTGAAAAAGATTAGCTTCTAACCCAAACACGACTACCTCGTATTCTTCTTCTTTTAAGTAAACCTTTTTTAGTTGTAGTGATCCCTGAATAATTGGCACACCGTCAACACGAATTTCGCAGTATGCTTTGCGGTGAATATCGTACTTCGGAACTTGTGCGTTGTTTACTGCTTGGGTATCTATATTAATATCGTAGTAATGTCCGAAGAACTCCGAATTTATATTAGAAAAAGGTAAGCGAAAGGTTTGGGTAAAAGGACTAAAACGCCCCATAACATCTTCGCCTTTCCCTACTTGATAAGTTAAAGAAATCGCACCTGGGTTCGATACGTCTAACGTATAAGAATCCCCTACCGCATCATTGATGGCTTGTGGGATTTGTCCGTATGCTATTAATTCAATCATCCTTTGTATGTTCCCCCTTTTGTAGTCGGGCGTTCTTTTGCGTACTTAAACTTTATTTGATAGATAAAAGGGGAACGTTCGTTTACATTCTTCTTCCTAATAAAGCTCGTATCGGTGACAACGATGGGTGTAACCGTTCCCCCATTTGCACCCAAAAGAAAGACGTTAGGGGAGATGTAAAGCGTTTCTAATAGGTCTACTTCGTCTTGATTAAAGATGTCGCTATTTGCCGTCATTTCTTGCGTAGCTGATACCTTAGAAATCCGTGTGCCTCCTTGGTCACCCCTAAAGTTAAAGTCTTGGTTAGCGTCTGCGTTATCCCAGTTCCCCGCGACTTGGTCGAAGGTCTTTCTTTCTATGCTTCCCGTTGTCCTTTGGTGAACTAAACTAAACGATTGATAATCCCAACACCCAAAAGAGTTCTGCCACGCTAATGTCACGTAGTTATAATCGGGATCGCCATACGTACAATCTGAACCTATAACGGTGTATTGATAAACACACGAAGCACAAGAAGTTTTATTTGCATTACTTGGAACGGTGGTAGAATCTTGCATAAAAATTACTTCATAATATGCAACCGAACCCGCAGCAAAAAAAGCCGCGAAAGATGGTACAATGGATTGAGTAGTTAAGTTATGAGGACCTACACCAACGTATTGCAATCGTCCTGCATCGGTACTAACTGAACCAGGTGCAATGCCTCCCGAAGTGGCTGCGGTTATAAACCCTGAGTCTATAAGAACATTCGCTGAACTATACAACCCAACCCAAGCAGAAACCGCTACCGAAGATTGTGGAGCAGAGCCGTCCATCCCTAACCCTAAAGTCCTCACCTCTTTTAGTGTTACGTCTTGATGAACTACGGGAATTTCTGATACGGTTTTACTTACATAATCCGAGCTTGTTTCCCTATCACTAAATACGAGTTTTAAGTTGTCAGTAGGAAGGAAGGCAGTTATCCAATTTTCATTTGATAAAAAGTCGGGTATTCCCATATCCCAAGTATTCTTCCTTCTTAACCCTGCCGACATAATACACGAAAGAAAATTACCAGTTAATTCGTCAAGGTATTCGGTGGGGTTGGTGGTAGCAGAAGTGGCATATTCTTCTCCAAATTTCATTTCTACTTTTCGGTAGTTCTCTCCGTTGTTACTACTCCAAAGTTCAGAAGTCGTGTTGATACCTAAAGTGTGAATCGAAGTATCGTAGATTTCATTAGTAGCCGTTCCTTGGTCTGCCTTAGTTACTGCCATCCAATCTTGAATAAGCTTATCTATTCGTATCACTCCCGCCCCCGCCCCGTTCGGATAGACCTTAACCCTCGAAACTAAAACCCCACCTACGTACAAATCTGCAATGTATCGGTACTTGTAATTCGATGCTGATGCTTGTGCGGTAGAAGTAAGCACATACATAAGTTGTTCAAACGCACCATGTACATAACTTGCACTCGGTTTTTGTTGGATTGTCATTCCCATTATTTCGCTTCTATATTTTTATTAAGTGATAAACTTTCTCTTATTGCGTTCGCTATGTCCTCTCCTATCGCTAACCCTAACCATTTCATCGCTTTGGGTTTTAGCCGTTTTAAGGTGTCCGAAATAAAGAAGGTAGGCTTTAGACCTCTATTCCATATTGCGTTCGATATTGCGTACACTAAAGACTTCCTGGGTGTGAACCTACCTTGTGCATCGCGTGTGCCTTGTATGCCCTTTTGAATAACCCACTTATCAATCGCCCCTCGTAGTCCTCGCGTTTTATTCGCGCCATATTTAAAAGGCGATTCTGACTGCCGTGCGAAGATGTTTTTACTTGCCCCTTGCACTCCTTTATCTACGAACTCCCAGTAGTGAACTTGGGGTGTGATATTCACATAGTAGCCGTCAGAATCTTCTCCTACAATTACGGGCATAGAATCATACAGCGCACCCGTATTAACTTTATCTTGCATACGTAAAGAGATACGTGCGTTCTTGCGCCACATCTTCCCTATCTTTTCAAGTGTCTTGTTAAGGTTCGTCATCGGGTAGGTCTTACCCCCTATTTCTATCGTAGGTTTAGCCATCAGCTATAAGGTGCTATACAAAGGTTATTAGAGTTAGACACCTCAATAGAAAACGAACCACTCCACCCAGTAAGCTCATTATCGAATCGTGCCGTAAAAGGTGTACACGTTGCGGGTAAATCAAACTTATAGTCGTTATCTACCGTTGTGTTAGAATTGGCTAAAGATTGAATAAACATATCGAGTACATCGTGAAGCAATTGTAAGGTATCCGAGTAAACTTGCGTACGGTTCTTTAGGTCGGGTAGTATCATATCCGCTACTAACAATTCAATGTCGTACGTTAAAGTTCCGTTGTCTATCGTTGCCCCCATTATCTCGCAGTATAAAATCGGGTAATCGGTTTGTCCGAGTTTCGCAATATCTACCTGGTCTAATGGTCCTGCGTGAAACGATTGAAGTATTAAGTGCTTCTCTTCTATCTCTTCTAAAAGTTCAACTATCTGCTTGTATGATTTCATCGGTACTGGTTTACGTCAGGCGCTTTGTCTTTACGACTGTTGTCTTGTTCATAGGATAAGAATGTAAAAGCCGATTCTATTTCTATCTCGGTTGCTGCTTCTATATGCAAAGGGTTTCCACCCGCAAGAAAATGAATGGTAGAGTACCATCCCCACTTCTCCGCTATGAGATTTTCCCCTCCCCCTCCGTTAAAGAGTTGGCTAAATCTTTTGTTAATATCACGCCTATAGACAAAAAAAAATTGATTGCACCCATTACAACATCCATCTTTAAGTCATCCCAGTATGTGGGATCACCGTCACCTTTGTAAGATTCTATAGAATAGAAATCCCCTGATTCGGTTTTGATAGGGCGGTACAGTATGCTAATTATGTAACCTAAGTTATCGAACAAACCTTGTGAGCAATACGTTTCTAAATCTGCAAACTCCCCTACCGTTAGCTTCGATAGGTTCGGATGAAAGCCATACCGCTTACCCTTGTAATCTAATTTATTTAACAACTTCTCATCTTGACCGTCTGCATCGTTTAAGCGGCTTATGATGGTGCTGATGCGTTCCATTTCAGGGATTGTAAGTTGGTTGGTTTCTTCTTTCGATAGGTTGCACATAATACAAATAGCCTCCACTATCCACTCGGTAGAGTTTTCATCGAGTTTTAAATCAGCTAATAGTTTGTATTGCTTTACGGTTATGTCAGCAAGGGAATCGGGGACGGTTATTTTCATTTTGCGGTTTTTAAGGTGGTATTTACGGGTTTTGCGGGGTTGCTTGGTTTTACTGGGGTTACGGGTATTTTACGGGTTTACGGGTTTTGTACGGGAATCGTACGGGTTTACGTAAAACGTGCGGGTTTACGTGTTCCCATTATGTTATGTAGTATTTGCCTGAGTAAGAAGTGCCGATGCGGTTGATACAAATATACCTGACGGCATCGATAATATGGTTGTTCTTGTCTATAGGTTTATTTAGCTGCACCCCGTCTTTATTTACTTCCCATCGGTAATTCCTAAACTCCTTTTGTGCGTTTAGTGAATCCTTCAATACGAATAGCTTGTGGCGTTTCATTATGTCGATTCCTAACCTGATACTATCAGGACCTTTCTTAGATGGCTTAACGTTGTGTCCTAATCGGTGCAGTTCTTCAATAGATTTAGGTTCGGCACTATCGCAAATAATAGGCGTTCTATCTAAGTATAATTTATCTAACTCTAAACTAATATCTCTATTCGTTAATCCCGTCTTGTAAAGGTGTTCTTGAATGTATAGTGAGTAGTCCTCACGCCATACCGAAACGATAGCGGTAGGATCGTTAGTAAACCCCCAATCGCATCCAAATGCTACGAGCTTTGCACGTTCGGGGATAGCGTCAGCAACTTGCCATTGTGGGAATATAGCGGCAGTATTGACACCACGTTCACCTAAACCATATATGCGCCAAAAGTTCTCGTCCGTTTCCTTAAAGCGTTCTATCTCGTCTATGACGGATTGTTCTAAAAAGGGGTTATCTAAGTATGTGGTTTGAAAGAAGTCTACATCGTCACGCTCTAAGATATGTTCATAGATCCAATGATGTTCGTCCGATGGATTATAGTCTATAAATATCCTTCCCGTGGTTCTAAGTAGTAACTGCCTCCAATCTTCAAGGCTTAATTCGTTGCACTCGTTTACATACAAAATATCTCTTTTACGTCCTCTTAGTTTTTGGGGTTGGTCGGTGCTGATAAACTCAATAAGGTTTCCAAATAGGTTATAGGTGGCGTTGCTTTTGTTGTGGTGTTCTTCGTAGTAGTTCCCCCCTTCGGTAAGTATCTGCATGAAGTCACGCATAACGGAAGAACGTAATGCAGGGAAAGTTTTGCGTACTATTGTTATCACCACACCCGCACCTTTATTTCTAAAGCAAAGCTGAATTAATACCTGGCAAAG